GGTATTCGCTTCCCGCTGGATGACACGTGGTCACAGGGTGGAGCCATTGGTTCTGTCATGGGCACCGCGCCGTGGCAGTTGGAAAACAACACGAACCTTCCCCAGATCGACATTAAGATCGATTCGGTGGCGGTGACTGCTAACACCAAGAAGCTCAAGGCTAAGTGGAGCCCTGAACTTGCTCAGGATTTGAATGCTTATCACAACCTCGACGCCGAAGTTGAATTGACAAGTATTTTGTCTGAGCAGATTGCTCTTGAAATCGATCAAGAGATTCTTGCAGACCTGATCAATGGTGCGACCGCCGGTACATTGTACTGGAGCCGTAGCCCAGGTAAGTTCCTTAACGCTGAAACAGGTGCTCTGTTGAACACGACACAATATCCGGATTTCACCGGCAACGTGTCCGAATGGTACGAAACGTGCCTGGAACGTGTGAACGACGTGAGTGCTCGCATTCACCGTAAGACCCTGCGTGGTGGCGCAAACTTCTTAGTTTGCTCTCCCGAAGTGGCAAACATCCTTGAATTCACCAGCGGCTTCCGTGCTTCGGCAGCCGTCGATGATGACAAGGGTAGCTGGGGTGTTCATAAGGTTGGTTCGATCAGCCGCAAGATGGACATTCACGTAGATCCTTACTTCCCGCGGAATCTGATTCTCGTGGGTCGCCGAGGCAGCAGCTTCCTTGAAAGCGGCTATGTCTACGCCCCGTATGTGCCGCTGCAAGTCACGCCCACAATCTTTGGACCGGAAGATTTCGTGCCCCGTAAGGGTGTCATGACTCGCTACGCGAAGAAGATGGTGAGACCTGACATGTACGGTCTAGTTGTTGTTGCGGACTTGGTGTAAACGATATAATCGTTCACTCAAGTGAATAACACTGAAGGGAACCTCGTCCTAGTGGCGGGGTTTTCTTTTGTGTTTTTCTTTTACCCGAAAGTTTGGGAAAGTAAAAAACTATTTATAGGGTAGCGAGGATTTATAATGCCATTAAACTTACAACCGAAGAGTGTTCAAAGTGCCGTTGTCTTACCGGCTACCGGAACAGCATCACAAGTTGCGACAGCTTTAGCCTACGGAATTTATAGCACCCCCGCTTTTATCAGTGGTGCAGTGGATCAAGTGGCTCACACTTATAACAAGCTTGGTGGGAATGTCCTTGATTTAGAAATTCAGCCCCGCAATGTTTACAGTGCCTATGAGGAGGCTTGCCTCGAATATTCTTATCTCATCAATTCGCATCAGTCCAAAAATGTACTGTTTGAATTGCTTGGAGCTACAACAGGTTCGTTTGATCAGGATGGTGAGTTTACAGCATATGCCGATGGGATAACATCATCACCTCAGTTAAAGTATCCTAAGTTCCAGTTACGATACCTGACCACGATGGGGAAAGCTAATAGTACCCATATTGGGGTAGGAGCATCCGACACTATTTATTCGGCTTCTTTTACTACCCAAATAGACAAACAAGATTATGACCTTCAGGGAATTATCTATACAGCCTCTCTTGACCCAGCATCGGACTTTTATAATCAGGTGGGTGATCGAGCTATTAATGTCATCAGGGTTTATTATAAAACTCCGTCCGTGATGTGGAACTTTTTCGGTGGGTACCCAGTCGGAACCGTAGGCAATCTTTCCACTTATGGTATGTACGCGGACGACAGCACGTTCCAACTTGTGCCTGCGTGGCAGAATGTTTTGCAAGCTTACACCTTTGAGGAAGATATGCACGTCCGCGCATCTCATTATTCATTCCGCATTAATAACAATTATTTACGGCTCTTCCCAACGCCGGATAATGATCCTACTAAATTCTGGGTCGATTTTAGACCATGGGACGATCCCATGAAAGACGATCCTACCCGGAAATATGGGGTCGAGGGAATCAATAATGTCAATACGTTACCTTTTCCTAATATTCCCTACATGAATATCAACAGTATTGGTAAGCAGTGGATTCGGCGCTATGCATTAGCTTTAGCCAAAGAGACATTGGGGCAGGTACGGTCCAAGCTGGCCGCCATCCCCATCCCCAATGCTGAAGTCACCCTCAACGGTCCAGCCTTGGTAACTGAAGCTAAAGAAGAGCAGGTAGCTCTACGCGATGAATTGAAAGCTGTATTAGACGAGATGGTCTATTCGGTTCTCGCTGAAAAAGAGATGAGTCTTCAAAACAGTCTGACCGATGCCGCCAGTAAGGTACCCGTCGGCATTTTCGTGGGTTAAATAAATGGCAAGCCAGAACAGATGGTCACAGCCCCTCCAGCCGCCACCCCCTTTATTTGTCGGTGCTGCCGAACGTAATTTTGTTAAACAGATTAACGATGAAGTTATCGAAAAGGTCATCGGGCAACAAATATTATATTTCCCTGTCGATGTCGATCGGACAAATTATAACTTTTATGGTGAGGCAGTGGAGAAAAACTTCTTATCGCCACTCCGTGTTTATTGCTTGACTGCATATACCGAGTCGGAGCGTGTACAGGGAGTATACGGCTATGATAATGTACGTATGATAGAATCTCGGTTTAATGATCGCCGTATTTCTCAGGATCAGGACCTGTACCTCCGCATTGGGGATTTTGTACAGTATGATGAGACCTTTTTTGAGATTATAGACGTCGCAGCTTCGGCTAAAAATCTATTTGGGCAGGATACGGGCTTTGCAGATGGGTATATGCAGTCACGCAGCATCACATGCCGTGAAGCTCGTCTCGGACTCTTTGACCCTGGATCGGTGCTCGGTGGAGTTAGCCGCGGCGCACTAGGATCATCGGGGAAATAAGCTATGCCAAAACGTACTATATTAAATCAAGACCTGCGCGCAACATACCCTCTTAGTCCTTCCACGATTGAAGACATTGACCAGGCATTATATAATTACTTGAACGATGATTTGACTATTAGTTGCACGAGCAACAAAGGCTTCAGCAAAGTACCGATTATTTTCGCCAGCCCTGAGCGATCCTTTGCGATCAAGGAACAGCGGGACCTGAGATCTAATGATCGAGTGTTAGAATATCCTTTGATCGCTATTGTTCGGGGAAATATGGTTAAAAATCCTCAAAACAAGGGGCGTTATGGGGTGTATATTCCTCCATACTATGACTACTACAATAGGAAAGCTTCTATTCCTATTGCACGCCGAGTCATGCAAGAAAAGACCAGAGAGAGGGCTAACGCAACTGCCCTCCGGCGTTTTGGCAATGGAACTGACAGGACTTATGAGACATTTCCATTCGATAACCAAAAAATTGTTTATGAGACATTAATGGTGCCTTATCCGACTTTTATTGAAATTGAGTATGAAGTTAAATTGATTTCCTCTTACCAACAGCAAATGAACGAGATGCTTGCACCTGTCTTAAGTCAGTTCTCTACACCGGCTGTTTTCTCTATCAAACATGAGGGGAACACATACGAAGCTTTTGTTAATGAATCGTTCGCCAACGAGAGTAATAACGCTGAACTTCAGACCGCCGAGCGTCTTTTCAAGACGACTATTACTATTAAAGTGTTGGGACACCTTGTGGGGGCAGATGTCAACCAAGAAACCCCGAATGTAGTGGTGAGGGAATCGGCTGCCGAAGTAACGATTGGTCGCGAGAGAACAGTGGTGGGTGATGATCCGGAATTTAAACCGGGACGTAAAGATAAATATAGACGCTAACCAATCTCGGATATTGGTGGGTGTTTGGTTTTGTGACTGACTATTTATTAGTAGCATTTGGTATACTTGTGCTAATATACACGCGTTTTTAAAGAGGAGAAGAATTTTCCATGGCTGATAACTCTTCAAGAAGATTTAAGTTTATTTCCCCCGGTGTGTTTGTGGAGGAGATTGACAACTCTCAGTTGCCTGATCTCCCTACCGCCGTTGGACCGATTGTTATTGGACGGGCTGCTAAAGGACCGGCGAATATCCCTGTCACAGTGAGTTCGTTTTCCGACTTTGTGCAAACGTTTGGGAACCCTGTTCCCGGCGGCAAGTCTGGCGATGTCTGGCGCATCGGCGATGACAGCGCCCCCACTTATGCCCCTTTTGCGGCTAAGGCGTGGTTGACCAATAACGGACCCGTTACCTTCATGCGAGTTCTCGGCGACGAATCTGATCAAGCAACAACCGCTGGCAAAGCCGGCTGGAAAGTGGGCACAGCAGGAGCCACTGATGAAGGCGCTGACTCGGGTGGGGTTTATGCCCTCGTCGTTTGGCCCTCGGGCAGTATTAGTACTAAGGCACCGACCCTCGTGGGCGGCGCTGTGGCGGCTCAAATTTATGTGGATCAAGGTCGCGCCCTTCTGTCGGGAACCTTGGCGGTTTCCGGACCGGTCGCAGCTACGGGAGAAAACGGATCTACACTTATAGAAGTTCCGAACATTGATAGCTTTACACTTCACTTTACGGGCAGCAATCTGTCTAAAAAAGCAACAGTTAGCCTAAATCCAGAGAGTGAAAATTTCATTCGGAAGGTTCTGAATACGAATCCGACGATTACAAATGCTGCTATTACTACAGCGGCAACGCAGGACTATTACCAGGGTGGAAAGTATTTTCTCGGAGAGTCCTTCGAGAGATCTCTGAGCGCACAAGGGACAAACTCTATTGGGGTTTTGTCCGCCGATATTACTTCTGGAAAGCTTCACGCTGCCTTGTTCCCCATGGCAGTTCCCACCGGAAGTTTCACCTCTCAACAAAATGACTTTGAAGGTGCAGCTATTCGCGGCAGCACCGGCTGGTTTATCTCGCAAGATCTGAGCAATAATAACACTTCATATTACGCCAGTGAGATGCAGAAACTTTTCCGCCTGGAGGCTTTGACCGCCGGCGAAAGTGTACAACGTCAGGTTAAGATATCTGTCTCGAACATTAAAGCACCAGAAGGAGACTACCAATCTTATGGCTCCTTCTCTATTCTTGTAAGACGATTGGGCGATAGCGATACATCCCCACAGGTCATCGAGCGTTTTGATAACCTTAATCTTAACCCCGCGTCTGCTGATTATATTGCGAAGCAAATCGGCGATCGCTATCAACGCTATGATAGGACCAATCTTCGCAACGTAGAATACGGTCAATACGCTAATCAGTCCAACTATGTCCGCGTAGTGATGGACGAGGATGTGGAAGCCGGCTCAGGCGAGCCGCGCTGGTTGCCTTTCGGTATGTGGGGTCCTCCTAAATACCGTGATGTCGGTGTGGTCTCTGGATCATCGGGCTGGTCGGAGTCAGTCTCCACTCCAGTCTCCGGTGTTCTTGCCGCAGTCAACACCATGCTTGCAGGCGGATCGTCAGCCACATTTGGTCTGGCGGGTCATTCCTTTGCTTC